TCGCGTGGAACAACTCGACGCAGCAGTGGGAGCCGACGTCGATCAGCGCGGGATCGGGGACGGTGACGAGCATCACCGCCGGAACGGGCCTGACCGGCGGCACGATCACGACCAGCGGCACGATCGCGGTGGACTTCGGCACGGGCGCTACGCAGGCCGCGCCGGGGAACCACACGCACACGGCATCTCAGATCAGCGACTCGACGTCGGTTGGCCGATCCGTCCTGACTGCCGCCGACGCCGCCGCCGCGCGCACGGCGATCTCCGCTGCCGCCGCGAGCCACACGCACGCTATCTCCGACGTGTCAGGCCTACAGACCGCGCTCGACGCGAAACTGGACGACAGTCAGGCAAGCGTCACGGGCCTGTCGATCTTGGGCGCTGCCGACGCCGCTGCGGTCAGGTCAACGCTCGGCCTCGCGACGACGGATACGCCCGTCTTTGCAGCCGTCGAGTTTGCAAACGGCGAGCGCATCCGGAACAGCACGAATGGGCGCGTTGACATCGTGCCGCAGCCGACCGGGGCGAGCCGTCACGGCATCTACTTCGACATGGTCGCGGTAGGCGGTCAACTGAACATCGGCACGGTGCGATCCACCGACGGCGCGCTGAACATCGGCAAGATCGTGTTCGACGCCACGCTCGGCGTCGGGACGCTCGACTTTGCGCCGGGTGTGATTCAGGAGACGGTCGGCGACCTTACCCTTGAGAGCGTCGGTGGATCTGTGTATCTGTTCGGCGCGTCCGTGTTTATCAACTCGTACTCAATCCCCGGAACGATCGGAACGGTCGGGCAAGTGCTGACGAGCAACGGGACCAATGCAGTTTGGCAGACGCCTTCCGGCGGCGGAATCAGCGAGGAGGACGCGATCGCATTCGCGGCGGCACTATGAAGAGAATCCTCGACAGAACGGACTTCGTGTTCACACCCGGCGCGGCAGGAGCCGGAGCCATCGCGTTTCGTGGCGCGGCTCCCGCGTTCGAGACGATCCAACTGGTGACGAACGTCACCCGTGGCGTCGTGGTCTACCAGTTCAACAGCACGACGAAGGGATCGGCTGGCTACAACGAGGTAACGAACACGCTGACGCTCGACTTCGACACCTCGACGCACAGCGCGTCGGACGTGCTTCAGGTCATCGTGGACGACATCGAGGACAAGAACGGCTTCACGCGCGTTGGCGGCATTGATCCGCGCGGCTACGCGATGGGCCTGCGCGTCAACGAGCGCGGCCACTTCATCCCAAGCGATCAGGGGATAGTGAGTCGTACGCTTGACCGCGTCGGGTCGATGGCGATGGTCGAGACCACGGGCTACAACTCCGTCGTGGTGCAGATGGCCGGAACGTGGGCCGGAACGCAGACGTTCGAGGTGTCCAACGACGGAACGTCGTGGAATGCCTGCGCCGGATGGTCTGTGACCGGCGGCGCGACTCCGGTTACGTCGGCAACCGCGAACGGTCACTGGATTCTTCCGTGCTTGGGTCGGTATTTCCGCGTCCGGTTCTCGACGTATACGAGCGGCATCGCCGCCGTGAATCTCGTCCTGAAGAACCAGCCTGCGTTCTTTCCTGCGAACTCGCCGAGCATCGCGGCAAACTCGAGCGTCAACGTCTCGCAGGTCGGAGCGGGCGCGATCGTCGCCGAGGACACGGCCTCGACGGCCAACCCGATCATTGTCGGAGGCGTTGCGCGCACCGCGCTTCCTGCCGCCACGGTCGCGGCTGGCGATGCGGTGCGAGCAACCATGACCCTGAGCGGTCAGATCGTGACGAAGCAGAATGCGTCAGCAGACCTTGATTTCTACGTCAACACGATCGCGACTGGCAACCTTCAGTCGCTTCTTCGGGCCGCGCAGGGAGCAGCCGTCCGGCAGAACGTGACGCAGATCACCTATCAGAACACGGCGGCGACGGCCTCGACGTTCACGCTTCAGGACGCCTCTACGACGCTTGTCACGATCAGCGTTCCCGCCAGCATGACCGAGCCGCGTCAGTTGATCTTTCCGACCCCGCTTCGTGGATCGAACAACGTGGCGCTCAACTTTGTCAACGGCACGGCAGGAGCGAACATCCTCCTGAACGTGACCGGCTTCAACTCCTACTGAGAGATTCCCATGCTTCTTCAGAACATCGTCGGACAACCATCCGCAGGCGCGAACAACGCGCTCCTGAACAGCCGCGCAGGACAACTCGGCGACACCATCGTCAGCGAACTCCACGGGCGCTACTACGAGACGAACTATCGCGGCAATGTGTTCCTGCTGTCCGTCTCGACGGCGGCTGCGGTCACCGCCTACACAGGCGGCGCGGGCGGAACTCCGATGCTCGCCGTCTTCAACCCGGTGGGATCGGGCAAGAACCTCGTCATCAGCAAGGTCTCGATCGGCAATGTGGTGGCTGCAACCGCCGCTGGCACGGTCGCATTCGGACTCTACTTCGGAACGACCGCGACCATCACCCAAGCCACGACCGTAGCGCCTTGGAGCATGTCTACGCAGTTGCAGAGCGGCTCGGTCGCGACGGGCTTCCGCAATGTGGCGCTGACCTCGGGCAGCGCAGCGAACAATGTCCTCTCGCTCGGCTCGTACTACTGGGCGACCGCCGCTGGCGTGGCCGACATCTTCAACAACGCGATCGACTTCGAGGGCGCTCTCATCATCCCGCCCGGTGCGTACGTCGCGCTCGGCGGCTCGTCGGCCCTGACCTCGGCGACGTGGATCGGCTCGATCATGTGGGAAGAAGTGCCTGTCTGATAGGGGGACGCCATGACGAACGCCGAAAGACTCGCGCTTGCGAGGAACAAACTCGCGCGTCTTGAAACCGCTCGGCGTCTCGCATGGGACGCCGGGGAAGAGCAGGCCGTTCGCGACACAGACGCGCTGATCGCGGAGACGCTGGCCCGCATCGCGGACTTGGAGTCGATCCAGTAGGATCGCGGAGGAGGACATCATGGATACAGAGGCATGGCATTCGCAGGCGTGGCAGGATCAGTTCGTGGCGGCGGCGCTGCCGCGCGAGTTCGGCGTGTTCGTTGACATCGGCGCGGGGAATCCGTTCGACGGATCGAACACCGCCTACCTCGAGCGGGAGCGCGGATGGCAAGGCCTCCTCTGCGACCGCCAGTGGGCGCATGAACTGGCACGATGTCGCGAGACGCGCAACATGGTCTTCTCCGATGCGTTGGACGTCGAGTGGGCCAAGGTGCTGCCGCGCCTCGCGCGCGACGGTTGGATCGACTACCTGTCGCTTGACCTCGAGCCTCCGATCCTGACGCTGCAAGTCCTAGCCTCGCTGCCGCTGCGCGACGTTCGGTTCAAGGTCGCGACGATCGAGCATGACCTCTACCGTGGCAACGAGTCGATCCGCGCCGCGATGCGCGGCATCATGTTCGGGTGGGGCTACGAACTGGTCGCGGCTGACGTGTGCTGCGTGGTCGGGGATCGCGCGTCTCCGTTCGAGGACTGGTGGGCCGCGCCGGAGTACGCGCAGGCCGCGCGCGCTGCGGTCGCTTCCGTTCAGCCTGTCACGATGGAGGGCGTCCTGAATGCGCGCTGAACTCGTACCAATCGAATCGCTGACCTTCGATCCGTCGAATGTCCGCAAGCACGGGGAGCAGAACCTCGCCACGATCAAGGCAAGCCTCAACCGCTTCGGACAGCAGAAACCAATCGTGGTCGATGCCAAAGGCGTGGTCCGCGCGGGCAACGGTACGCTCATGGCGGCCAAGGCGCTTGGGTGGAAGGAGATCGCTGTGGTGCGCTCGACCCTCGCGGGCAGCGAGGCGACCGCCTACGCCATTGCGGACAACCGCACGGCGGAACTTGCGGAGTGGGACGATGACGCGCTGAAGCAGACCCTCGCTGCGTTGCAGATTGAGGACGAGGACTTGGCCGTTGCGACGGGTTTCGACGCCAAGGAAATCGACGCCATGCTTGCGCCTGACGAGGTGACTGAGGACGAGGTTCCTGAGCCGCCCGCCGATCCGATCACGAAGTCAGGCGACCTGTGGCTGTTAGGAGATCACCGGCTGCTCTGCGGCGACTCGACGAAGGCGGAGGACATCGTCGCGCTACTAAACGGCCAGAACCCCGCGCTTGTGCTTGCCGATCCTCCATACTTCGGGAAGGTAGACGCCGACTGGGACAACGATTTTGACGGCTATAAAGGCTTTTTGGCGTTCTTAGATGGCGTTTTTGGCCTGTGGATTCCGAAGATTCTTGATCGAGGGACAAGCGGTTGGTGGTGTGCGCCCGACTTTGCATGGCACATTGAGGAACTGCTGAGAAAGCACGCTGCGGTCTTCAACCACATTGTTTGGAGCAAGGGGAAGAGCCTCGGAACGATTGCATCCGTTGAGGAGATGAGGCGCTGGCGTCCGCGATCAGAAAGGTTGCTGCTTTGCGAAAAGCAACATTCGCCAGACGCGCTGCTTGCGTCATTCAACGCCAAAACTTCGCACATTGCGTCGCGCGCAGCCTACGCGTCGATCATTGATCGAATGATGAAATGGCAGAAAGAGGCTGGGCTTACTAATCGCGAGATTGACAAGTGCCTTGGCAAGAACGGGATGGCTGGCCACTACTTTGGTCGTTCGCAATGGGCGCTTCCAACGCAAGACGCATGGGACAAAATGCGACCGCTCTTTAGGTCTCGGAGTGTTGATATCGGAGAGTTCGACGCCCAGCGCCGAGAGTTCGACGCCCAGCGCCGAGAGTTCGACGCGGAAACATCCGACAACCTCACCGATGTCTGGGAAATGTCAGCGCCACACGGGGAGGATCGGCATGGACATCCAACGCCGAAGCCTGTGTCTCTCATCTCTAAGTTGGTGTCGGCGCATTCGCGCGCAGAGGATCTTGTTGCAGACCCGTTCCTCGGCTCCGGCACGACGCTGATCGCCGCCGAGCAACTTGGCCGCAAGTGCTACGGCATGGAGATCAGCCCAGCCTACTGCGACGTGATCGTAAAGCGGTGGGAGACGCTGACGGGAAGACAGGCGACACTGGAGGGAGGGCAATGATCCGACCCGCTGACGACAAGCCGCTGAAGGGGGGATTGGGGGGCGGTCCGGGGAAGCCCCTTGTGCCGTCGCCAGTGACCCCGCCAGCGAGCCCGGGCGCAGAGATCGACCAACGGACCGCCGGGAAGGATGTGCGGCTTATCGGGGCTGCTGTGCGGCGTGGGTGGGTGGTCACCGATCAGATGTTGGCAGCAATCCCCGTGGCGATGGCGAACCTGGCCTTACGTGGGGAGGATGAGCGGGCGAGGGTCAACGCGGCGAAGGTGTTGGTCGACATGCACGGGCAGAACGATCCAGCCCCACCGGCAGAGGTCAACGTGGGGGTGAGCGTCAGCGTAGGAGACACAGTCCGGGGGCTGCTACATGAGCAAGGTTATCTCGACTACCTGCGCAACACCGGCGATCATGGCCCGAACGGCCAGTAACGGGCGATTCCGGATTCCCCGGCACATCGCGGCCATCGATCAGGCAATCATCGACACGCTGACGGGGAAGAGTGAGCCGATCCTACTGATCGAGGCTCCCCCGCGGCACGGCAAGAGCGAACTCGTCTCCCGCTTCCTGCCTGCTTGGTATCTGGGCGTGTGGCCTGAGCGGCGGGTGATGCTGGCAGCGTACGAAGCCACGTTTGCCCGTTCGTGGGGACGCAAGGCAAGGCAAGTCTTCCACGAGAGCGCCGGCCCGTTGTTCTCGCGGAGATTGTCGTCAGACAACACAGCGGCGGACGACTGGAGCACGACCGACGGCGGGGGGATGACGACGGCGGGCGTCGGCGGCCCGATGACGGGGCGGGGAGCACATCTCCTGATCATTGACGACCCCGTCAAGAACGCAGAAGAGGCATTGAGCCAGACCACCCGGAACAATCATTGGGACTGGTGGCAGTCGACGGCATCGACGCGATTGGAGCCCGGGGGGAAGACGATCGGGATCATGACCCGATGGCATGAAGACGACATCTTCGGTCGGCTGCTGAAGGCTGGCGGGGCGATCCGGCGATTGACGTTGCCAGCGATTGCGGAGGGCGGCGATCCACTCGGGAGGCAGCCGGGGGAGGCCCTCTGGCCTGAGCGATACCCGGCTGACAGGCTGCGGGAGATGCAGGCCCAACGGTCGGAATACTGGTGGCGGGCAATGTACCAGCAGAGGCCCGGCAAGTGGGGCGAATCGAAGTGGGGCCAGTACCTCGGCGATCGATGCATGGCTGCCCGGTGGCCTGAAGCGTTCGATGTGGGTGTGGTGGCTGTCGATCCGAGCCTAGGGGCTGATGACCGCAAGGGCGACTACTCGGCCATCGTCTTCGTCGGGCGGTCTGGTGGTCGGCTGTGGATCGACGCGGACATCAGGCGG